CACTTCTTCACCGTCCACCCGTGCCGTGCGCCTAGGCGAGACAGCGACATCATACCGGGAGCCCCAGTAGCGTCGCTGCCCTTGAGCCCGATCTTGCGCCGGAACGCGTCATAGGCGGTCTGAGTCTTGGTGCCCCACGAACCGTCAACCCACCGCTTCGCTAGCAGCCCCTCAGCCTGTAGCGCCTGCTCCACCCGCTTCACATCAACGGGCCACGTCTTGTGTCCAGTTGCAGCAGGAAGATCAGCGGCACGCGCCTTGATGACACGCGACAGGTCCACAACCGGCTTAGGCTTCGGCGGTGTTGGCTTGGGCTTGGCCGGCACAACCGGCTTAGGGGCACCTGCCCGGATGGTCACGCCGATGTCAGCGCGAACCTTGTTCATGTCATACATCTTGCCGGGAGCGTAACCGGGGTCCCACTTGCCGGGGCTGCCCCACTCGCCGTGCCCGATCACGCTGCCCTCATCCCACCCGTGGAAGTCACAGATGGCGGCAGACAGCTTCCGCAGCGATGCGTACTGGGCAGCAGTCATGGCGTGACTACCGCTGTACCAAATCTCAACCCCGTAGAAACGCGCGTTGCCATCGGTGTTCGACTCGTTGTCGGCAGGGATCTTGGTCTCATTGATGACAGCGGCCAGCACATCATCGTCACCTAGGCCGGCATGGTTCGCCCGACCCCACCCGATCAGGTGAACAGTGCCATCCTGAGCTAGGCCGAACTGAGACAGCGGGCCAGGCAGACCAGCAACACCGCCGTACAGCAGCGCGCGCTGATCATTACCATCACTGCCGGTGTGGTGGACCATGAAGCCATGCACCGGCCCCCACTTGCCTACGTGGTTGCGGTTGTGCGTGCGCCAATCCTTGTACTCGGCGTAGCGAACGCCATGCTTCTTGAGCTGTGCGACTAGCTGTGCAGCAGTCATGGGTGTAGCCATGGTCAAAGCCTTTCGACAGGAGAGGGTCCACCTACTGAAATGAGTAGGTGGACCCTCAGGGGTAAGGGTGAGCTAGACGGTTGCGAACCAGTGAACGGGCTGGTCTATCCAGCCCTCAGGGTTGGTTTCCGCTGCGTCGGTCAGCAGCACGAACACAGAGAAACCGGTTGTACTGATATTGATGGGCCGCGCCTCAAACCGGCCAGTCACACCGGACCCTGACGCAATGCCACACTGAACGATTGGCGGATAGGGAAACGGCTCATCAAACGTAACCGTGATCACCTCAGACACATCGTTAGTCGGCAGGTCCGCGTACACAATGCCGCTTTGATCGTTGCGGGCAAGCAGGCGGCTAGCCGTTACGCGCATGCCTGCCTTCCACGCGGTTGCAGGAACAGTCACTGCGATTCTCCTAGTAGCTGATCGACGTAGGGTGTGTCAGATGAACGTCAGCACCTGCGGCATGGGCCAGCGGCGTCATCTGATCACCGCGAACCACCGTCATACGCTGGACATCCAACACCTTGAAATTGCCGTAGCGGACAACGGGGTTGGTGTTCGTGTTACCCGAACCGGTGACCGACCGCATACCAAGCATTGAGCTAACCGTCAGACTGGTGTCAGTGGCGGTCAGTAGCCAACCCGGTTCACGCTGCGCAGGGTCCCAAGCCTTTACGTACAGCGAAGACCCCGACACCTTGAACCGCAGGCGAATACTCGTGTTCGGCACATGCGCGGTAGCAGGCAGCGCGTAGCTAGCTAGTTCAGTCTCAACCGCAGCAACACGCTTGACGAGACTGAGAGTTACCGTCCCGTTGGTGTTGTACGACAGTCGCCCCTGATAGAGGTTTGAGTTGCTGGTCTGCCGTGCACCTAGGCCGGCCGTGATTGCGCCACCCGTAGCCAGCGCTGACGTCTGCACATCACAGCGCATGTCCACATCAGTCAGCGACGTGAACAGCACTGACCGGTGTGACGTTCCGACGGATGTCAGCGTGTGAGTGCCAAACCCACCGTTGACGTCATAGTTTCCGGGGTTGGTGCCGCCGGACAGAACCCATGCACCGCCGTTGTCTGCCGTGCCCCAACCGTCAACCAGGGTGCGCCCAAAAGCATCTGACGCGAACGGCTTACAGTCAGTGGCTGTGACAGGTTCACCGCCCATGAGTATTTCCATTGGGTAGTCCGTAGGGTCCTCAGTCCACTCAGGCCCAACGGTTGTCTGAACTACTAGCTCCGAAGAGTCAGCAGCCATGGCGAACGGCAGCACCGAACCCTCAGTGTCAGCGCGCCCACCCTCGTCAGCAACCAGCACCTCATACGGTCCGTACGGAGTGCAGTTCAGCGTCACGTCCCACGTGGTCAGCGATAGCTCTTCCTCGTACCCCTGGACCATAAGCCGCACGTTTCCGGGTGCCAGCCAGGCAGGTGGATTCGACACGTCGATACGGTCTAGTAGTTCGAGACCTAGCCACGCGTCGACAAGGTGAGGTGCCCCGTGTAGGCGCATGTTCACCAGCGGGAAACGCGCCTCATCCCAAGTACCGATGTGCAGTGCCCAACCGGCAATATCCCTCAGCTGATCGTCGCTGTATGGGTTGATCTCAACTGACTCGTCGTACGTGCCAACTCCCAACGGTGGGGGCTGGATTGACAGCGGCCCATCCTCAAGCACAGCGCGATACTCAGCACCGCCGGACCGGACGCGTGTCACGTCGTTACGTAGATTCTGGTCGTCCTCAACCGGCTCAAACGGTGGGGCAACTTCCCGCCGGCCACCCGCGTAATCAAGGGTCATGGCAGGCAGTTGGTTGTAGAGATCCCCGCGCCCACGGTAGGCAATGGCCCGCTTGTCACGCGCGTCAAACACCATGCCCTGATCGACGTCAGCACACTCATCCATGAGTTCCAGCACCGTGCGTGGTCGCTGAGGTCCCATGGTGAACACACCTTCAATGGCGCTGATACGGTGCGGAATCCCTTCCTCGTCACAGATGCGTTCCATACGAGCGGCGAAAGCCTCATTTATGAAGCCATCGTCCGCACCCGCGTAGATGGTTGTTCCCGGGGTAGTTGAGTTGATGGCTCCACCAACCGCCACCGTTCCCGCAGTGTCGAATACAGCGAGATGACCGAACGACACGTCGGGAATGTTCGGGCCAGCGTTGCAAATGACCTGAGAGACACGGCCGGCCGAACCAGTGAACACCGTGCGTGCATGCCACCAACCGCCCGTGGTTACGTCAATCCATCGCAAGTTTGCGTACGAGTTGCTGCCGTCAGTAGTGGTGAACAGCTGTAGACGGTTCCACTTCCCCACGAACGCAGTGATAGCCGCAGCAGTCGTGAACAGAAACGAGCCAAGCGTTTCGTTATCGTCGTTCAGCGTCGCTACACGGATACCCGCTGTGCTCACTCGAACAACGATGGCAGCAACCTGCGGGTTCGATCCCGTACCGTCAGTGCCAGCCCCCGACACACGCACACGGAAGAACTCCCGTTCCGTTGCCGTGATCGCTGGGATAAAGAACGGCATCTCCACATGCCAACCCGTGCGGCGCGAAGCCGGAACATCAGCGGTGAACTGACCCGTAACCCCAGTGAACTTGGGCAGTGGACCGGCTCCACCCAGCGAGTCATCAGACGCAAAGTCAGCACCCAGCGTACGCAGCGGCTTGGCATTCGGCAGCGGACTGTAGCCGCGCGTGGCCCCCGACCCTTCCTCAAGAGGCCAGTAGGCAATCGGGTTACCGGACGGGATACGGCGCCGCATGGTGGAGTCCAGCGCCTTGACACCCTGACTCAGTCGGCGCCGGATACCCGCAGCCTGAATGGGCACCCACACATCGTTGCCGGACGGTTCCCAGCGGCTAGGCCAGGAAGCAACCTCACCCTCAAATCGAGTGTGCCGGTTAGCGATACGCGCCGAACCGCTGAGAGCCCACGTACGGGCCTGTGCGTCGACAACCGAGGAAACCCCCGGGGCAACCTGCCGGAAGTCCGGAGACGCGACTACAGCCCCGTTCACAGCCAGAGCGAACCGGTGCCCACGGCCGGCGAACGGCACGCGGTCAGGGTCAGACGTGGTGTCGCCCGGTGCAATCTCAAGCGGTGCGGTCGAGTTGAAGATTGGTTCCGCAACCCCGGTAGACACCGCAGCAATCTCGCGCCACGGACCATCCAGCGAACGGGCCATGTACATCGTCACGTCGCCGTTGACCTGATTCAGCACCACACGCACCGCATAGCGAGGCATGGGCCAGCCGACCGACGCAACCGCCTGCCTCACACCCGCCGTAGTGCCATCCGTAGACCACAGCAGTGACAGGTTGTGAGCCCCATTAACGGGGTTGTAGTAGACGCGCATGAGGTACGAGCGCTGATTGCCGGTCTCTTCCCACTTACCGATCAGTGACTGATTGCCGTTCTTCGGCCGCCAGTTATCAGGCGACACCTCGGCCCGCAGGTCCAGCGAAGTAGTGGGGTGGAAAGCAGCGTTGTGCGGGGTGCTGGCAATGTTGGCAGGGTTGCCGTCGATCTCTAGATACGACTCCCCACCGTCGATGCTGATACGCACCGGAGTGTTGCGGCCGATCTTGCCGAAGAGAGGGGAGCGCGGGTTACGGGGGGAATACTTCCCTTCCCGGTTGTTCAGCAGGAACGACGCCTTACTGACATCCGCGCGCCCACTCTCATCAGCGCGACCGTGGGAAATTCGGAGAGACTCACGGTTATAGACATCCCCTGAAACATCCTGCCACGCACCATCAATCAGCAACTCAGTGTGAATGTCCAGGGGGAACGCCATAGTGATACTCCTTATCCAAAAGCGGTCTGAGCGGAACCCCGCCCATCCACACGAACGATGCGACGGATTAGTCGCTTCATGTCTTCATCCGAACCGGTGACGTCCAGCGTTAGCCGCTGCTCGCTCCGCTGCGATGCGCTGAACACGCCCTTAGGCGAGACGTCAGCGACCATGCCGGGAATGTCAGCGGTCAGTCCCTGTAGTTGCTTACGCAGGGCAGGCGCCTGATTGTCAATACCGCGCATGAAGCCACGGAGAACCGACATACCGGCAGGGGTAAGGATCTTCGCGTCAAGCGTGGCCGGCCCCTTCCAGTCAGGAAGCATTCCGGTCAGCTCACTCAGCTTGCTCCGGACAGAACCGAACATGCCAACAATGCCGTCAATGAACCCCTTGATGAGATTCTTACCGGCGCTCATCAGCGTGGAACCCAGGTTGCCTAGCGCTGTCTTTGCCTTGCCGGGTAGCTTCTTGACCCACTCGACGGCCTTACCTACACCATCCTTGATCGCTTCCCACAGCTTGTCAGCGCCACGCTTAGCGGCATCCCAAAGCTTGGAGGCAAGCGGCTGTAGAGCATTCCACAGCTTCTGCGGTAGCTTGGTGAACGTGTCGATCACGAACTGAATCGCGTTACCAACCACTGTCTTGGCAAGTTCCCATGCCTTGCTGAAGTCACCGGACAGCAGCGCCGCGATCATCTGAATCGCCGGAACAACCACACTCGTGATGAACCCCGCAAGGTGCTCAGCGAGAATAGTTGCTAGCTCAGCGACTAGCGCAATGATCGGCGTCAGAATGGGAACGAGCGCGGTGATGATCTCACCCAGCGCACCGAAGAGCGGAACCAGCGCGGTGAGGATCGGCGTAAGAACGGGCAGCAGCGCGACGACTAGCTGACTGATTGGCGGCAGTAGCGGCAGAAACGCCATGACTAGTGCCAGCACCGCATCAACTAGCGCATCCAGTACGGGGCCAAGCGCAACTAGAATCGGCTGTAGTGCGTCACCTAGCGCTGTCAGAACGGGGCCTAGCGCACTTAGTAGCTTGCTTAGGATCGGTCCGGCAATTGCCAGCATCTGACCCATGAGTTCACCCAGAAAGGGCAGCACCGCATTTAGCGTTTCGCCTAGCGCATCGAATACGCCGGCCGCAGCACCGATACCGCTGGACAGTCCCTCAATGAATCCACCCAGCGCTGAGCCGATCGAGCCTAGGAAACCGCCGAATGCTTCCATGACTGGCTGCATTGCCTGCATGGCAGGGAGCACGCCGGACAGTAGCCCCTTAGCGAACTCACCTATACCAGCAACCAGCGGCTCAATCATTGGGCCGATCGTCTCGAACACGGCACCGATTGTCGGGGCTAGCTCATCAAAGATCCCCTGTAGTTGCTTGGCAGCGTCAGCCAGCGGTGCAACGATAGGCTTTGCCAGTTCCTGAATCGTCGACGAAACGTGATCCTTAAGACCCGTGAACGCTGACTTCACTTGCTCACTCTGCGCCGCAGCAGCAATACCGATACCGGCGAATGCCAGCCCAACACCAGCGAGTGAGGCAGCCGCACCGACAGCACCCGCAGACATGACACCAAGCGCCATGCCGCCTTGCTTGCCAACCGTCAGCAGTGACTTACCGGCCGCACGCGATCCAGCCGCAACGCCGTTCTGAATACTCGTCCCCATGCGCTGTGCCGTTGCAGCAGCCTGCCTAGCACCCGCAGCCAGTGCGTCAGTGTCGATACCTAGCCGCACTGTCATGCTTGCCAGCGTGGCCATGTGACACCCCCTCACGATAATGGGCACCTACTCATTTCAGTAGGTGCCCTACTTCTTTTCCAGGACAGTGCCACCCAGCGCAGCGTTAGCCTTGAGGACGTCCGCCCATACCTCTTCAACAGACTTCTTGCGCTTGAACCAAACGGGGATGAAGTCAGAAGCCTTGAGTTTGCGCTTGGACCCTTGCGAATTGGCAACGGTGGCAGCGACAACACCAGCGCTGATATCCCCGCGCAGGCGCGTATCCAGAGGGCCGGTTAGCCGTTCGTACGCCATCCATTCGGTTAGCTCGAAAGATGACGTACGGGCGAGCAACTCCCCCACAGGCATGCCAAGATAGCCGGCCAGGCGAAAATAGAACTGACGCTCTGGCCGGTCACTCAGTTTCCCGTCAGTTCCTTGACGTCCTCAGTGCCGAGACCAGACAGACGAGTGGCAACGTCAGCGACACGCGATAGCGCCTCAGCCGACTTTTCGCCTAGTCGCTTAGTCTCAGCCTCGGAACGGAACAGGCGCTTACCCTCTCCATCGACCATGCAGAGTGCGGCTAGCCTGGCACGGTAGTTGTCCAGCGCCTTATCCTTGTTGATACCATCCATGGAATCCTTGAGCATGGACGACTCAAACTTATCGCGGGCAGCACCGGACATACCGCGTACGCGAACGGTCCCACCCCACTCAGGCACTGCGACATCCTCAGACTTGAGATCGTCGGCGCTGAGAAT